TCTATAACACAATACCTAATGTCCTCAACTTCCGCAGGTATATTATCTAATTGATAACAGGTGTTCTCTACTGTTAATATGTGCATACGTTATTTCCTATAGTCTACCTTAGCAATATTAAATGGATAATTTGCTTCTTTATAAAACTTCTTTCGTTGTGTTAAATGCCTTTTACTAAACTTTGCAGTGCTTGTTATGTCCCAGATATCAACATAGTCTTTATCTTGTGCTTTACGAATACCACGGCCGATAGACTGTATAACACGAACGAAAGACTTACCAGGCTCAATGAGGACAAGATTAAATATCCTAGGTATATTAATGCCAACGGCGGCAACACCATATGTTGCAATAATGATTTTACTTTGTGCATCAGCAACGTCATCATATTCATCTTTCCTATCCTTGCTTTTCATAGAACCACTTACAAAGACCGCATTGTCTCCTAATCTTTCTAACAAACCGTTGCCTGCTTTAATTCTGTCAACAAGCACTAGAGTATTTCCATTTTCTGCCAACTTGTCTATCATTGTTGCCATATAATCTAATCTTTGTTTGTCTGTGACAAGATATGTTAGTTCAGATTGATAGTTTGGGTATTCTTTTAAGTCTATTAGTTGTAATATGTTTACTTCACAATTTGCTAATACACCTTTATCCTGCAATTCACTTGCAGACAGATTGTTCACTACAGTACCCAAACTTGCCTGTAGAGCAACCTGTTCGTGGTCTTCTTTTGGTATAGTGCCTGTAAGTCCCCAACGTATAGGAACATTTGCAAAAGGTCCTGTAAGAAGTTTTTTAAGTACATCTGCTTTTGCTTGATGCACTTCATCTACCATTACACACACTACGTCTTGAGCAAACTCGGCAATACTCATATCACTTTCGCCATCTCTAAAACGTTTTTCCATAACATTCAAACTTTGCCATGTACATATAGTATGCTCTTTACCTATTTCTTTTCTATCTCCAAAATACACGCCAACATCTAATCCAAGATTAATATAATCTGCTTCTGTTTGTGTAACAAGATCTTTATTAGGTACAATAACTATACTACGCCCAATATGTTCAACACGTTGACTCAGCACGGCAGTAATTAACGTTTTACCAGCGCCTGTGGCAATTTCTTGTAAACACTGCGGTGTATCTAAGAACTGATTAATAACATCAACCTGATAATCACGTAACACAATAGGATCGCCTTCAACAGGATGTCCTTTTGGCCAAGTTACATTACTAAAACTATTTTCCGTTACTTTTTCAAACGTAAAGTCTTTATGATGTCTACGATCTTCAATTTCAATATCATAACCTTCATCTTGTATAACTGGCAGTAATCTATCAAGTAAATTTAAAAATGTGCTACCACCTATACTAAAAAAACTAACACAGCCGTCCCATCGTCCTAGTTTATATGCAGGCACGTGATATGCATAACTCATAAAAAACTTGAGTTTCTTTTCAAGTGTTCTACGAGTTGCTAAATCAAGTCCTTCTAACTTGACGTTTACTTCATCTTTAATCTTTATTGTGCATTTCATTTATTTTAAAGTCCAAATTAAAACTTAAAGTACGCCTTTCAGCACCTTTAGCCATAAATGGCATAACCTGATGATATAGCCAGCAAGGAAAAACAATAAACATTCCAGGTTTTGGATCGCCTATTTCAAGTCTTGGATTGTTCATAAAATGACCTATTTGTATAGGTGAAAGTATTTGTGTAGCACCATTAGATTTATTTTTGTGCCAATTGTCATCTGCTTTTTTGCCTGTCAATTGTTCTTCTAATATTTCTTGTGGAAACTGCAAATATAATATGCCTGTTAAATCTCCAACATGTATATGAGGTGGATTGAAGTCACCTGCTAGTGCTTTATTTACCCAAACTGATCTTATTTGTAAACCACTTATTGTACGAGTACGTGATACATAATGCTTGTTCCATTCACTAACTTTATTGTTGTACAATTCATAATATGCTTTACCATGATCAACTAACCATTGCGAAAGTCCTATTTCATTACATAGTTTTTCTGGTAATTGTAGTTCTTCGCTTTGTACACCTGCCAAGGTACTAGAAACATCTTTTTCATTTACAGGATTTTCAAATGCAGTATCACACCATTGATTTATTTTGTCTACAATACCAATTGGACAAACACTTGTCGTGATCATAGGACCAAAAGGAAAATATGCTTCTAGTCCATAACCTTCAATTAGTGTTTTTGTAATATCATTCATACTGCTTACCTATAAAAAGCGAGGGGGACCAAAAAGATCCCCCTCTAGTGTAGACCGGCTTCGGTAGGTTGAGCAGGAGTAGGAGCCAGTCTATTCTGTTATGCTACTGACCTTTTCATACATGTTGTTTCGGCCAATCGCATCCAACGATTATCTGCAGGAGCCATTTTATAAAGGTCTGCAATTTTCAGTACCATTCGAAGTGACACTTCTCTTAACTTGGTCCTGTTATCGTCGATAAACTTGATTATCGTTTGTTTTTCATCTTCAGAGAACTTGTATTTTTCTAGCATACCATCTCTAACGATTTGCTTGATTCGTAACATCTTGTCTCGCATTGTATCGAGGGTCAAATCCAAATAGTGACAACGTGAAAGGATAGCCTCTAAGTGGTCCTTGATCTTACCAAGTCTTCCACCTTGTATCATATTATCGAACTTCAAGTTAGTGATAAAAATTACACTACCCTTGAACTCAAAAGTATCTGGCACACCTTCGTTACGAAGTTTGTGTGAATCAGCATTCCAATTTATCTTTCTTTTGTTACCACTGTCAAGTGCTCCTTTGAGCAAGTTCAATGCTAGTTCATCAAAAAGAATACCATCACAGTCGTCAAGTACCAACACTCTACCTGCATCTGCATTTTTATATAGTAGGCAGTACAACCCGATAGGTGTCATTGCACCTTTGACAACTTCATATTTAAGCGGTCTGTCACCTAGCCTATCAAACATGTTATGCTCTTCCAACACATGTTCAACACCATAGGATTTACCAACACCTGGAGGTCCTGATACAATCATACCTCTTACAGTGCCATCTATGGCCGCTTCAGTCATTTCATTGAGGATATCAAACCGCTCTTGAATTTCTTTAATACGTTCTTCGTCGGTTTGTTGTGGTTTGTCTTCGCCAACAATAACTGACCCGTCAGTAGCAACATAATCACCTGCTGACTTCAGTTTAATTCTAATTTCTCTGTTGGGGAAGCCTTTTACTTCGTTGGCATCAACAGTGATAAAGCCACCGTTCTTGCCCATTTTGAAGGGTTTGATCAACGGAAAAGCAGTATCTGTAACTGTCTTACCGCCGTATTCTCCTTCAAGCACTCTTACTACCTGATTCATATCTACTCCTTTATTTGCTCTTTTGTTCAACTTACTATTATATAATAGCATCATTGCAGGATATGTCAACCCCTAATTTAGACATTTTTTGCAATTTTTTCAATTTTTACACGATTTATCATGGTCTCCATGCAATTTGAATACTTGCTTTTTGACTGTGTTTTGACAAATCCTGTAACTGTGATTGTGTTCCCTTCTAAGATGCCTGTTACATCAGGATCCTTACTGAACCAAAATTTTACAACGTTTTTGTCGCTTTCTAAACATGTGATCATGTGTACATCCATTTTTTTGATGAACGTTACATCTAGCACTTTCAAGGTAAATTGGCTTCGCTTGTTTAAAGTACCTACTACCTCGCTTTGTCCTATAAGCGAATCTAGGGTATCCTTTACACCTTCACGTTTTAGTGTATGTCTTAGGCTGTTTGGCAAACTGGCCGCTACTGCAACTTTATATGTATCACATGTGTCACCAGTCACCAATCCTAATACTGCATTGTCAAACTCGCTTAGACTTGCACCTAATTTTTTGAATGTCAAACTGCTACTGAAGGATTCTTTGATCTCATTCGCTTTTGCTATATCTACATCAGTAACATCAACAGGATTATCACCTATCAAATGTTTCATAATTGTAGTTTTATTATCATCGATAACAGTGCCATCTTCTTTGGTATACCCTTGTCCACTGCGAATAAAACCTTGAATACGGTCTACTGCAACCGCAGTAGCCAATACGTCATTTGTTGGAAACTCTGCTTTCAACTTAACTCTCCTTAGATATGTTTGCTCCAAAATTCACCCCACATTTCATCGACACCTTCTTCTATTGTATATGTGTCAATGTATCCTAGCATATCTTCACTAGCAAAAATTTTATTTGCTTTAGCATATGCTTCTGTGATGTGTTCACATTCGCCAATTACATCAGCGACTTTATCCCAGCATTTCTCTTCTAAGTCCATGCATAGTGCTTTTACTTGTCCCATATTTTCTCCTACTTGTTAATTATGTATACAGTATAGCACCAAGATATCATGCTGTCAACCGAAAAATACCACAAAATGTAAGGAAAATTATAGGCCTAGATCTTCAAGTCCGGCCGCTCTAAGTTTGATTATGTTGTTTAATTGGAATTGTTTGGCATCTAGTGCTTTTGTAAGTCCAATATATTTGTTTCTTAACAGGGCAAATTCATTGATTAAATGTGTTAAGTCAACAACATCCTGCTCTCCTTCAATGTATTTTTCTACATCTCTAGATGTAAGTTGCCTGTTATAGTGTTCTAAAAATTTACGATATTTTGAACTGCGGAGTTTTCGTAGTTCAATATTAAGATGTTCTAAGATTGCTTCTATTTCTTGTAGTTGATTAAAACGGTGTTCTACAATACCTGGCATATCACGACTATTTTTTTCAACGTTACCTTTGAGAGTAGTCTCTATTCTTGCTTGATCTAATTCGCTTTCGAAATAATCAATACATGAGACTATCTCTCCTAGGTTACCTTGTACTTTTCTATACCAAGTACTCATTCGTCAAAACCCAAATTATCTTCATCTACTTCTTCGGTCCAATCGTCGTCATTTTCGATCATTTCTAATTCAACCATTGCTGAATCGA